GGTCGTGGTCGGTGTCTTTGGCGCGTCGCTCGCGCTGCTCGGCGCGGGACGCGAATGCCGCGACGACACCGAGGGCAATCAGGAGGGCGACGAGGAAGGCGATGGTCGCCAGGGCCTCAGCCACGGCGGCATACCCGCCGCGCCGTGAGGACGACCCATACGCCGACCGCGAGGACCGCAGACAGGGCAGTCCAGGCGGCGTCGCGGATGAGGGTCATCGCGCGGGGGGCTTGGGGATGGCGCTCTCGACGAGAGCCCGCAGTCGCCTGAGCTCGGACTGGATGCGGTAGAGGCCCCACCCGAGGTTGGCGGGGGCATCGGGGGCACTGTCCCCGATGCTGGAGGTCAGGAGTGCGGCGGCGACCTCTTTGCCGATCTCTTGGGCGAGCGCGGTCCGGTCTTCCGGGGTCATGGCCATGGGGTCGTCCTCCTGGGGTGGCGGGGTGTGCTTTGCTGCGGTGATGGCTTGGGCGCGGGTGATGATGCCGGGGATCTGATCGATGCGGGCTTGGGTGGGGCAGTCCTTGCCCCGCGAGCCCGACCAGCGGACCCCGCCGAGGACCCGCCACGGGTCGCAGCCCTGACGGTGGTAGCCGATGCCGCGACGGCCCGGAAGGGTGTCGGGGATGAGCGCGAGGGGGATGCCCTCCCGGTGGCACGCCCACGACGGGGGGCAGTCGGCGTGGGTTGCCACGTCACAGACCCACGCCAGGAGCCGGGCGATGGCCTCGCATTGCGGCGGAGTCCAGGGCGCGATGGGGCGGGCCGCGTTGTCGGCGGTCTCGACGCTGATGACGGTGGGGTTGCCGTCCAGGTTGGCGTCGGCCTGGTGCATGAGGTCCTGCCACTGCCAGACCGTGCCGTCAAGCCCGGCCCTCGCGTCCCCGCCCCACCGGCCACCGACCCCGAAATGGGACTCGGTGCCGATGTATCCGGCACCGTTCGCGGCCCGGAAATACCGGTCGGTGGAGGACAGGTAGCCGGCCATCGTGTGTAGACACACAATGTCGTGCCCGGTCATCCGCGGCTCGGTCTGCGGGCCGAGCGGCTTGTGGACCGCGGCGGGGTAGGTGAGCATCAGTCCTCCTCGATGTCGTCGGCGAGCGCGTCGACGCGCGACGCGGCATCGGCCCAGGTGCGGTGCAGCTCTGCCCGGCCGCGGGCATAGTCCGCCAAGCCCAGCGCCCGGAACTCCTCGGCGAGGCGGCGCAGGGCCGCGACGATCTCAGGGGGAGTCATGGGTGACCCGCTCCAGGGACGGCAGCGACAGGTAAGGCCGTAGCGCGGTGGGGATGCTCGGGGCGGGCGGTGTCGCACCCGCCTCGATCCACTTCCACAGTGCCTCCACGTGCGCGACGAGCACGTCGTGCAGGACCCCGAGACGCGTCGCTTGGGCTTGGGCGTCGCGGGCTTGTGCCTCCGCGGCCGCGGCCCGCTCGATCGCCGTGGAGGCTCGGGCCTCAGCGGCCTCGACGGCCGTGTGGAGCCGGTCGACCCGGTCTTGGAGCTCCCCGACGAGCAGGACCCATCCGCGGATCTGGGTGTGGCGCCGCCGGTAGAGCGCCACCGAGACGGCACCGATGACACCGACGATGACACCGCCGATGCTGGCCCACTCTGCGGGGAGGATCGTCATGGCTCCTCAGGTGGCGCGGATGATCCACACGCACCCGGTGGGCGCGGTGGGGGCAGGGAGGGTGGTGGTGCCGAGCACGGCATACAGGCGCGGCCACGTGGCCGAGGAGTAGGTGCCTGTGCAGGCGATCCACCCGTCCGGGATGCTCACCCCGGACTTCCAGGCGACGATCCCACCGACCGGGACGAGGGTCCCGGCGGGGTCTTGGGCGTGCAGCACGGTCGCGCCGTTGCCGTGCACCAGCATCCGCACGCCCACGCCTGCGGTCACGCCGGGCACCGCACATGCGGCGGTGACGACCGCGCCGCCCAGGTCGACGGTCACTCGGCCGTCCACCGGGTCGGTGGTGGTGGTGCCGAGGATGACCCGCGGTGCCGGGCGGGGAGTCATCCGCTCGACGACGCGCCGGACGCTCACAGCATGTCCCGAGGCATCATGGCGACCTCCATCAACGATGGTGACGGTCCGAGGCGGATCGTCCACCCGGACACCAGGTACGTTCCGGCGACCCCGGACCGGTCCCGGCGCAGGATCACCGGGTCGCGGTAGTCCAGGTCGGGACGGACCGGGACCCGCACCGACACCGACTCGGTGGGCAGCCGTAGCCGCCCGTACTGCATCCGCGCCATGCTCAGCGCACCCGCGGGCGTGGACACCGCGTCGGACTCGATCATCCGCTCGTACGGGCCGTAGCGGCCGACCCACGTGGCGGAGCCGGGGTCGTCGTCCTCCACGACAGCCCACACGCCCGCCGTGGACGTCGACCGGACGATGACACGGTTGACGGTGTCGGAGGTGGACACGTCGCGGTCCAGCTCGATCACCGTCGCGTCGTCGCCCTCGCTCCAGTCAGCCCGTGGGTTGGTGCGATCCACGCGGGGGCCCGCGACGATCACCCCGTCCCGGTCGGAGCGGACCACCCACCCGGCCACGTCGGCCAGGTCCGTCCAGTCCTGCGCGGGGGTCCGGTCCGACAACCCGACCTGATACCCGGACGGCAGGGTGAGGGTGGTGTCCGCGACCCGGACCGGCACGGTCGGAGCCAACTGGGCGAACAGCAGTTTGAGCGCCGCGGTGACGGTCAGGCCACCCAAATCCAGGATCAGCCCGCGGTATCCGCCACGCTTGGGCAAGGACAGGACGTCCCGGCCGGTGAGGGTCATCTCCCATGCGCCCTCACGGTCACGGACCTGCGGGTCCCCCAGCACGAGGGTCGCCAACGGCACTTCGGGGCCGGAGTCGACGCCGGTCAGCAGCCGCCACCAGATCCGGGCCCGCAAGCCAGCCCGCGGGTCCAGCAGGTCGGTGGGGTCCTGCGGCAACCAGTCAGGGTCGCGGATCACCACCGACCCGGCCCACTGCTCCGGTTGGGTGCCATGCAACTCCACTGACGCCGCCGCGACGGGCAGGTCAGCGACGACCGCGCCAGTGGAGTCGACGAGCTCGACCCGTGACCCGACCGTCCGGTCCCGGGACTCGACCAGGCCCACCCACCAGGGGGTGTCCTGCCAGTCCCGCCACGTCGCCACCTTGAGGGTCGGCGCATAGTGGGTCTCCCCGGTGGGGATCGTGTCGGGAGACAGACGGATCTGCCCGTCGTGCAGCCATTGGACGGGGTAATGGGTCTCCCCGGTGGGGATCGTGTCGGCCATCGTCAGGGCGATGGGCGGGGACAGGATCTCGACGGCGAAATGGTGGCCTTGCGCCGTTGACCCGGACGCCCACGAGGTCACTCCACCGTTGGTGTCGGAGGCGCGGACCAGCGACACCGCGGACCGGGATGTCATCCCCGCCGGGGTCGCTGGCTGGACGGTCCTGCCGAAGCCCATACCCATGACCCAGGACGCGCCGCCGGCCTGCTGCAACGTCAGCCCGGGGTAGGTCGTGGAGAACACATTCACCGCGGACGCGCCCACACCCGACGAGCCGCGCACCACCCACACGCCGATGTACGACGCTCCGGTGACCGTGACCACGTCCCACGACGACCCAGACGCGGCGGTCTTGCGCCACATCGTCGCGTAGTAGTTGTTCGCGGTCGCCCCGACCACCGCGGTGTATCCAGACGGGTCGCTCAGCCAGTCCCCGGACCGCCACGCCGCGACGTAAATGTCGTCGCCAGCGAGGTAGGTCGGGATCGCAGCCGACTCACCCGACAGAACGTTCGCGCCGACGAAAGAGATCGCCATGTCAGAGGGCGAACCACCCGGACGGGTGGACCGCGAGCGTCACCACCGCACCCGTGGGGATACACGACCCGCCCGAATCCACGTATGCGATGAGGCGCTGCGCCGACGCGGCCACGTCCGCACCGCCACCCACCGCCGACGCCTGATAGACGATGACGATGTGATTGTTGCCGTTCGCGGCGACCGCCCCGAAGTTGAGGTCCGCGGAATCCAGCACGCCCGACGTGGTGGTGATCGTCGTCAACGTCGCGGTCGCGGCCACCACGCCGCCAGCGCCGGTCACATCCGACATGTAGACGTGGCCCGCACCGTAGGTGTAGCCGCGCACCAGGGCGGCCTTGATCACCGCGGTGTCGGCGTCGATCGCGCCCGTGAGGAAACCTTGACGGGCCGCAGGATACAGGGCGCTCATCGTATTCGCCTCTCTCGCACCATTACTGCTCGACCCAGGGGAAGGTGACCCGGCGCCACCCGATCGGGATTTGGGCGATCCGCTCCCGCTCAGGCGCAGACGCCACCGTCATCAGCGTGGGAGCCATGCCGAGCTTGATCCCGGCTTGAGTCTCGGGATTCCAGCGCAGCCAGAACGGGCCGCCGGTCAACCACGACAGCAGCGTCTGCGTGTCCGCGTCGGTCTCGGTCTGCAGGGTGGTGGTGCCCGACTCCCCTTGCGCGACACCACGATCCACCCGCACCCTCGACCCGCCCAGCGGCGACCACACCGCCACCGACTGGATGACCGACCGGCCCCCATCGGAGCTGATCGACACCCGCACATACTCGGCCGGGTCACTGGCGGACACCAGATACGCGGCCTCATCGGCAGACGTGAACGGGTCCGACGTGGTCCACGCCGACACCAACTCGACCCCACCGGACGCCAGGACCGACCGGGCCCGGAACGACACGGGCACCCCGTACGGTGTCAGCGGGACCGCGAGCGATCCCACCCCCGCCGGAAGCCCCGCCAAGGATGCCCACGTCACCCCGGCATCGATCGACCACTCGACGGTGACCCCATGCCCGCCAGGGACACCCGCCACGGTCACCACCGGTGGCGAGCCTTGCGCCACCGTCACCGATGACGGGGCAGCCGGGGCCGTCCAGGAGACGGTGAACGACCCCGACACCCACGGCGACCACAAGCCGCCAGCCTGTGCGACCCGCACCCACGCCTTGTAGGACCCGCCGTTGGTCCAGTCGGAGCGGGCCGGGACAGTCCACGCGCCCGGCGTGCCCACCAGGACACCCGAGTCGACCAGCGGCGCATCCGGGGACCCACCAGAGAGGGTGATCACCACCTGGAACGCCGTCAGCCCGCCAACGCCAGCCGCAGCCGACCACGACACCGCCGGAGCCAACGTCCCCAACGGGGACGACACACTCACCGACGACACGGACGGGCTCGCGACCGGCACGAACGTTCCCACCGCGGCCGTAGCGGACCAGACGCCCGCCTCCTGGGTGGACACCGTCCACTCATGCGACGTGCCCGCCGTCAGCAGGCCAGCGTTGATCGACGCGGCACCCACGGCCGAGGTCACCGTCTGCACCGTCCCCGACAGGGTCCCGTCAGCGGCGACATACGACCATGACCCGGCACCCACCGCACGGACCTGCACCCGGTATGCCGTCTGGACACCACCCACCGTCGAGTTATGCACCCACGACAGCGGGATCGCCGACCCGGCCGCGACCTGCTGCCCCGACGTCGGAGACAGCAACGTCGGCACCGCAGGACCCGGCAACGACGGGACCACGAGGCCAGTCCACGACGCATCCCCCGATGCGCCACCCACACTCACCACCCCGGCAGCCGCCGAGGTGAAACCCCACATGCCGACCGTGACGTCCATGCCCGACAAGGTCAAGGTGCCGCCCAGGCGACCAGTCGCCCCACCCGGAGCGCCACCCCACCATGAGCGGCCCACGAAGAACGCGGCACCACCAGCCGGGACACTCACCGACGACTGCCGCGTCGACGACGACGGCACCCCGGCACCCGCCCACACCACCACACCCACCACCACGGCAGGCGCCGACAGTGCGGCCGCCACATCGGCAGCCGTCAGCAGCCGCCACCACACGTGGCGACCCCCATACGTCCAGCCGGACGGGCCAGCCGGAGACCGCCCATCCGAGTCCATCAGCACCAGGACCGCCAGGTCCCCAGCCACCGTGCCCACCGGCCACGACACCGACCGACCGACCGCACCCTCCGACAGGGCGACATAGCCGCGCTGCGAGACGCTCACGCGTACACCGCCTCCCGCGACTGGGCCAGATCCAGCGTCGCCCACACCCGGTCAGTGATCGACGACACCGGCCCCAAATCCAGCCGAGCCCCATGCAGAGCACCACGGACCGCGGAGGCCAGGGCGGCGGGATCGGTGCCCGACGTCACTGTTGAGGGGGCGATGCCGCTCGCTGCGCGAGAGTCTCCGGTGAAGTTGATTCGGCGAGCGATGGAGGCGACCGTGTTGTCGAGCTCGCGGCTTCCAGCGCCCATGCCAAGGGTGAGGCCCCGGACGACATTCCGGCCTTGTTCGGCGGTGACTCTGGACGGGCTGGCCATGCCCAGGGCTTGCGCGATGGGGCCGGGGATGTGCTCAAGGATCCAGCTCTTGAGCCATTCGGCCAGGGTGGTGCCCATGGACGCGATTCCCTCGATAAGCCCGTTGACGATGTCGACCCCTTTGTCGACGAGGAGCCGCGACAGGTCACCGACCCATCCAAGGATCTTGCCGGGTAGTTCGGTGAGACGCTCTTGCAGCCAGCCCAGACCCTTGCCGACGCCTTCCTTGATGCCGTCCCAAGCCGCTCCAACCGCGCCCTTGATCGTCTCCCATGCGGTGGACCAGTCGCCTTTGATGATGGCGGTCACGGTCTGGATGATGCCTTGGATGAACTTCAGCGCGCCGTCGATGATGGGGCCGATCACGCCGAACACGAAGGTGATGACGTCCATGATCCCTTGGCCCCAGTTGTCCCAGACCAGCTTGATTCCTGCGGTCACGGTGGTGATGGTGGCTCTGATCAACTCCATCACCGACGTGACGATTCCGCCGATGGTGCCGAAAATCGACTGGATCATGGGCATCATCGGCTCAAGCCGCTGTCGCATCCCATCCGTGAACTGCTGCACGATGGGCAGGGCCACGTCGATGAAGCCGCGGACGGCAGCCACGATCCCCGAGAACGACGACGACGCGCCGGCCGTCGAGGAGCCGAGGCTCTGGAACCACGTCACCGCCGACTGGATGCCCGTACCGACCTTCGGCAGCCACTCGGCCAAGAACTGGATCGCCCCACCGAGCCCGTCCTTAAGCAGCGGGATAAGCGGCTCTATGGCCTGGCCCAGTCCCACGTTCAGAGTGTCCGTGAATGTGGACCAAAGGCCAGACAGCGACTGGGACTGCTTCTCCATGAGCCCGTTGAACCGCTCCAGACCCTTGCCGGAGCCGAGCGCGTCGAAGAGCTGCTCCATCTCCCTCTTGCCGAGGGCGCCCTTTGCCGCAAGGTCGGCGATGGCTTCCTTGCTCTTGCCGGTCGCCGCAGCGAGCAGGTCGAAGACGGGCACGCCGGCGTCGCGCAACTGGTTGAGGTCTTCGCCCGTGATCTTGCCCGCGGCGGACATCTGCTGGAGCGCGATAGTTGCCCGCTTGACACCCTCCGAACCGGTGCCCATGCCCGAGGTCACGTCACCCAGGGTTCGCATGATCGGGATGACCTTGTCGGCACTGAAGCCCGCCGACACCAACGACTTCGCGGCGGTCTGCAACTCGGGGAATTCAAACGGCGTCTTGGCGGCGAAGTCCGCGAGTTGCTTGAGGAACGACTCGGCCTTCTGGCCCGACCCGAGCATGGTCGTGAACGAGATCCGGGCCTGCTCCATCCCGGCTGCCGTCTCAATGCCGGCCTTGGCGCCCATGACTCCGACCGCGGCGAGCGCGACGGCCCCCGTCTTGGCGAGCGACCCAACCGCCGCACCGAAACCAGATGACAAGGACGACCCGAGCCGCTGTCCGCCAAGTCGTCCTGAGGCGTCAAGGTCAGGGCCGATCTGCCCGTCAAGCGCGCGGCCAAACCCCCGGGCAGACGGCACGATCTGGACGTATGCCTGCGCTACGGTCGTCACGGTCGCCTCCCGTCACACTCCGAGCAGCCGCCGCAGGCGCCGCATCTCAGGGGTCATCGACTCGGACTCGGGCGGAGCATTGAGGACCGCGCGAAGTTCCTCCAGCCGGGCATCGGGGCTCGGCGGCTCCTCGCCTGCCATGAGGTATGCCGAGCGGTCCGCATTGGCGGTAGCCCGGACATGCTCGGCAATCATCGTCCATGCGGCGTCGCACATTCCGGCGACGCCGATGGATACCAGCAGTGCGTCGACTAGCCGACTGCGCGCAACGCCGCCACTTGCAGGTCGGGTCTGCCGGGGTGCGCTGACGCGGCGATCGATGCCGCACCGGAACGCGAGTTCGTCGGCGTGGACGACGGCCCATCCGTAGAGCCGGAGGGCCGCCCAGTAGGGCGGTCCGTGACTCCTTCGATGATCCGCCGTCCGATAGTCATGAGGTCGGCGAACCGCTGCCCGTTCGCTTTCGCCGTCGCCCAGAACGCAACGAAGTCGTCGGGGTGTATCAGCGACCGAAGGAACCCCTTGAGCGCCCCCATCGCGGCGAGCGCCTGAGCCGCGTCATCGATGTCAAGCGACCCCGCGACCTCCAGGAAGTCTGCAAGGTCCAGGTCGGTCATGGCGGGGTTGACCCTCACGACCGACCCGAACCAGCCGAAGGTGTCCGGGTCTACCGCGTCGCGCGGCGTCCCGAGGTCACCGAGAGAGGTCATCATGAGCCGACCCGAGCCGTGCCAGCCGACCACACCGAGAACGGCACGTTCGGAGACGTCGGGATCTCGAACTTGAACTCGGCGGGCAGGAGCGCCCGGTTCGGGGCTGGCTTATTGGCGATCTCCAGCTTGCCGCCTTGGAAGCACTGGTAGGCGATGAACCGGACAGTGGCGTCGAGCGACTCCCAGCCGATCATGCAGCGCACCTCCGAGCTGGGGGCAGGGGGCTCGTACTTGTTGAGTGCCGTCGCGCCAGTGCCGCTCACGACGGTCAGTGATCCTCCGTTGAGGACCCGCTTGAGGTTGTTGAGGGTCCACGACGCGAGCGCGAACGCGATACCGCCCTCACGGCCGGTCGTCACCCACTGGATCGGGTCGAAGAACTCGGCGACCTTGACTGCCTCGATCTTGGACTCGTAAGAGATCGTCGAGCCGTCGTCGGTGGCACCGAGGTTCACCCACGCGACGGGCCAAGAGTCGGTGAACACCGATCCCGCGACTGTGTTCGTCGGCAGGGTGGAGGCGAGCGGCGCCCAGAACAGATACCCGGGCGAGGTGAGCAGGGTCGGGGTGGCAGTGCTGTTGGCCATCGGGTCACTTCACCTTCTCGACGAGACCGACCTCGTCGTACTTGTGGGCCGCGACATTGCTCGCTGGCACGGGATCGCCCGGCAGGTACGCGAGTGCGCTTCCGTGGCGGATGGGCTGGACGGCGACCCACTGGCCGTACTCGGCGACCTGGGAGGCCAGGAATTCCTCCTGCTCGGGGGTGATGTCGGTGACCGTCTCGGCCACGTCGGGGGTGGTGCGGGCCATCGATGCCTCCTTGGGCATGACAAGGCAGCCCGCTCGGCGCGGGCTGTGGTGAGTGGGATTGGGGCTAGACCCCGGAGATGACGACCTCGAAAGTCGAATAGGTGTGCGCCGCCGTGGCCGCATCGGGGACAACCGAAGGCCCGGACGTGCACTCAGCGCCGAGGATCACGACGCCATCGGGCGATTGCAGGATCGCGCGCTGCACCAGCCCAGCGAGGGCCACGGCCTGCGCTTCGGTGGGTGCCCAACAGTTGACGCCAAGCCGTGCCACCGACTGCACCTGGTCGACCTGCGGGCCACCATCGCGCCGGATGGACACCTTGCGGGCATAGGTGGTCTGCGTATCGGCAACCATGTCGGAGCCGACCCACACGCCCACTTGTCCCGCCGCTACTAGGCCAGCCGAGACGACGGGCACCATGACCGCCACAGCGTCGCGGGGCAAGGTGTGGATCTCCACCGTCAGCCCTTCGCCGCGTCGAGCGCGCGCGCCAGGTTCCCGGTGCGCGACTCCACCGACAGGGCATGGTCTGTCCCGGCGACGAGTCGAGCGGCGGCACGGTCACCGGACACCCCGGACGTACGGTGGATGGACGCGGCATATGCGCCCGTTCTGCGGGGCGCGGAAGCCTTGGCCTGCGCCTCGGCTGGACCGAGCAGGTCGAACATCAGCCGTTGCATCGCTGGAGAGCGCATCAACTCGGACATGCCCGCCGAGATGAGCTTCACGCGCGCCATCAGCCCTCCCGGATGCTCGCTCTGATGACCGTCCCCGGCTGCCAGCCCGTGAACGGCGAGCGCCAGTCGAACGGGCGCCCGACCACGTTGCACGTCAACCCGCGGATGATCAGGCGGTCAGTCGGCAGAATGTCGATCCCGGCCGGACCGTAGAGGGTGAAGTCCGAGTCCACAGGCTCCCGCCCGTCAAGCAGCGGCTCCACCGACCCGGAGTCAGCGACCGCCGCATCGAACGGCATCGCGGCGGCATTTTCCCAGTCGCGCTCCGTCGCAACCGGAGTGCCGTCGACCACGGCATACGAGTCCGTCGTGAGCGGGGCGCGAAGGCGAGTGACCGTCTCGGCGTAGATCACGGCCAGGCGTCCGATCCGCCCTCGTAGAGGGGGTACTGGCCCCCGGTCAGGTCGGCCCCGCACGAGCAGTAGAGAGCGCCGAACGCGAGGGCACACCACGGCATGTGAGCCGACCCGGACGACGGTGCGGTGTCGACAGCAAACACCTTGCCCGTTGAGCCGTCTGCGCATAGGGACTGCAATGTCTCGATCTCTGACGGCCACAAGCTGTAGCCGGTGCGCTGCCGTGTATCGAGCGTCTGGCTGAACGGACCAGCCTGCTGCGTCTGGACGGAGCCAGCGCCAGCCTCGGCCCAGCGCTTGAGCGCGCCTAGCAGGACGAGTCGGGCCTCAGCTCGTGCCGCGTCCGTTCCGTCGACCAGGCAGGGAGCGACCCGCAGGGCCTTGGCGTTCGCGCCGGCGAGCATGATGTCCAACTCGTCCACTCCAATGCGGGACGAGATCGAGGACGGCAGATCGTCGAGCGTCAACAAGTCAGCCACGGGTCACCCCCTCCCAATCACTTCGTCTTCGTCGGTCGCTGCGCCTGCGGCTTGGGCGCGGGGTCAGCCGCCCCCTCGGCCGCGGGATCCCACGACGAGTCCATGACCTTGTCGTCACGGACCTCCACGCGAGCACCCGTGACCTTGTGCCGATAGCGAGCCATCAGACGAGATCGTGGATCTTGGCGATGGCGTTGAGATCTGCGATGCCCCAGCCATAGACAACCTCAGCGCGGAACGCGACCTGGTTGTAGCGCTTGAGGTCGCCGCCGCCGTCCGGGTCGCCGTACCTGATGACCTCCAGGCCGATCGACTTCTGGACACCCCACCGGATGGTGTCGAAGTTGCCGACGAAGCCGAGCGCCTTCGTGTCGACCGCGAGGACGCCAGAGCCGCGGACCGTGTTGGACACTGACGCTCGGTGCCCGTCCAGGTCCGAGACCTCGGTTCCGAGCCGGAAGTCGGGGTAGAGCTTCTGCTCGGTCGTGGCGTTGCGCAACGCCGAGAACTTCGCCGCGTAGGTCGGGTCCAGCGCGATGTCACGCGGGTTGAACCCGTCTGCGAGGACAAGCGCGTCGGCGGCATCGAGGCTGACGTAAGGCTTGTCGGCCGCGACGTACTCCACGAGGTTCGTCGTGTCCGTGAGACCGCCATTCATGGCCGCCACGACGGCGCCACCAGTGGGGTTGACCTCGTGGAACACGCCGAAGTCGAGTGCGCGCGAAAGAGCCGGCTGGATGAGGTCCAAGATCTCCTGGATAACCTCCAACTGACGGTCCTCGTCGGCCCACAGAACCTCCTCGTTGAACCGGAGGGTCTTGTGGAACTTGAACGGCTTGATGGTCTTGGTCGTCGCGGTGACGGTGGACGCGCCCTTGGCGCCGCCCTCGGCGACGTACTCGGCTTCGCCGATGTCGAACGTCCACGACTCACCCTCACCGAAGGTCATCGGCATGGGAGTGGACAGGGTCGCCACGGCGGACCCGTTCTTGATCTTGCCCAGCCAGGGCGCGATCTTCTGCTTCGGGATCGTGAGCGACCCGGTTGCGAAAACAGCCATGGGGTTCCCTCCTTGAGGGGTTACTCGGCAGTGGCGCGACCGAAGAGCTTGCGAACGAACTCGCGCTCTTCGTCCCCACCCGTTGCCTTGGGGTTGTTGCCCTCGCGGGGCACGACATTGCTTGCCTTCTTGCGCTCCGACGCCCGCTCGGCGAGGCGCTTGGCCTGCGCCTCAAGCGTCCCCGCGTCCGTGCCAGTGAGGAAAAGGTCCCGGTCTTCGGCGGTGATGCCGTGACGTGCCGCAATGTCGCTGCGAAGCGCAGCGGCCTCTGCGGCAGCGGTCCGCTTCTCCATTTCGGCTAGGCGGTCCTCCACCGTCTTGGCGCCCTCGGCCTTGGCCTTGAGCGCGTCGTAGTCGGCGAACTTTGCCCGCTCGCGCTGGACGCGCTCCCGCACGATGCGGTCCACGTCGGCCTGGGTGAAGGTCTCCGAAGGGGAGTCCTTCGCCGTTGCGTCCGCGTCGGTTTGGGTGGTGTCGGTCATGCGCATCTCCGTGCCTCGTCAGGTGGTGCCCGGCTTTGGGCGCAGCCGTCGCGCTCGCCCCCCGCGTTCGGGGGTAGGTCAGTGAGTGCCGAGAGCGCTGCGCATCTCGGCGAGGGTGGCCTTCGTGTCGATCGCTCCACCAGGTCGGCGGACCTTCGAATCGGCGTACACCTGACGCCACCCCGCCACATAGGGGGCCGGCTCGTAGGTCCCGAAGACCGGGATCGCGACACAGTGACAGTGGTCGTGGTATCGCTCACCAAGGGGACGCTTCGTAGCGCGGCCCTTGCGGCCGCCTTGGTCGATCGTCGTGGCCCGCGACCCCCGCAAGATCCCCTCGCGAGTGGCCCCGGTTCTGCGCATCTTCCAGTAGTCAGTACCGCCCAGGTTGACGCCCGTGACGGATAGCGCTCCGGCCTGCGTCTTGTATACCGCCCCGCGCGTCGCCAGCATCGCGCAGAATGCGCAGGCGTTCGGGGATGCGTGCCGCGCCCAGCCGTTCGCACCGTCATCCGCTAGGGCGGCCGTGGTGATCGTGTCACGAGCCGCGTTGGCGACCATGCGCTGCAAGCCACCCGAGATGAGCGAAAGGGCCGAAATGGCATCGGGCGACGGGCGATAGAGAGGTTCGGTTCCCCACCGCGCTAGCGCCGTCGCTCGTTCTCGCGGCAAATCAGCCACCAGCTCAGCCGAATATGACCCAGACGCCCCGGCATCGGCACGGAGGGATTCATACCAATCGGCCGCCATCGTTGCCGCAGCGTCCCCGTAGGTCTCACCTACCGTGCGAATCAGGGCCGCGACACGACTCGTGTCGAACGGATCCACCTCGGGCCACGCCGACGCCAGGGCGTCGACTGATGCCGAAGATAGTCGCGCGACGGCCGCCTGGAACTGCTCGACCTCAGCCAGCGACGGCATCGGCCTGAGTTGGCGACGTCAAGGCGGCGATGGACGCCCGCGCCTGCGCGCGCCGTTTCTCGGCCATCGCCCGCGCCCGCTGCTGGGCGTCGAGGCCCAGCAACTCCAGACCGACCTCGGTCTCAGCCAGCCACGGAACGGCAGCCAACTGCTTCGACCCCGCGTCGGCCTGCGCGGCACGAGAGAGGTACATCGGCGAGCGCCACTTGGCCGCGATCGTCAGCCACTCGGCAGGCACGTCAGCCTCACCGTTGCGCATCGCGAGCGCACGCACCATCGTCCGCCG